CGACGAAGCACCCGCTGGACGAGTACGAGACGGACTTGCTGAAGCACAAGCCGGGCGGGCCCAAGCACCTCGCGCTCGACAGGTGGCACGTCGGCGAGCGGGTGTGGCCGGAGATCTTCGGCAGGAGCTCCGAGTACGGCCCGCTCGAGTTCAAGCACACGGAGATGTTCCTCCTGTCGCGCGGAGCGGTGCTCGTCTACTGCGAGCGACCGTTCGCAGACCTGCTCGACGCGCTCATCTCCGCGCCCGACGAGCCCGACGAGCTCAAGGACGAGGTGTCGCTTCGGCGAGCGCTCGACTTGTACGAAGACCGGCTCGCGGACAGGGCGTGCCCGCTGGTGCGGTACGTGCACAGGCGCATGATCGGCCCGCTGCTCCGCTTTCTTCACGAGACGGACAGGCGCGCGGAGCGACCGTTCTCCGTGACAGACCGCTGGATCGGAGCACCGCTGCCCTCGATCCTGTTCGTGAGCACGGACGGCGCCCCGGTGCCCTTCCAGCCCCGCGACTCGTACCGGCGGGAGACGTTCGAGAACGCCATGCAGATGTCGGGCGAGGACTGGGTGAACGTCGCGATGGCAGACACCCTCGATGACCAGGGGAGGCGCACGCCGCTCCACTCGCTCTGGATGGCGATGGCGCGGCCGAGGGTCGTGCCCCTCGATGACGAAGCGGTGGGCCTGCTGCACGACGCGCGGGTTCCGACGGACGCGGTACAGTACGACCGAAGGGAAGGAGCGCAGTGAAGCCACACGAGAAGATCGAGCAGCTGAAGCGCGACGGTCTGCAGGTGCACGTCGCGCACTTTCGGACCTTGGAGAGGACGGGAGCGCTCGTGAAGAAGCACGAGCTCTCCAAGATCTTCTTGTCCGAAGACGTCGAGCCGCCACGGCTCTCGCCGAAGGGTGGGTACACGAAGGTGACGGTGCGCGACCCGTTCGGTGGCAGGCTCGCCACCGGGTACGCCTGGTGCTCGAAGCTGGACAACTTCAACAAGAGGACGGGCCTCACGATCGCGCTGGGCCGCGCCCTGAAAGCGCTGAACAGCCTTCCAGCAGCATGAACGCGATCACGGTGCGCGACATGCGAGACGGGTACGTCGATCTGGTGAGAACCGTGTTGAACGACGGGTTCGAGGTGTCTCCGAGAGGCGTGCGCACGCTCGAGCTACACGGACCGACCGTGATCAGGCTCTTCGACCCGACCGACGCGTATCCGAGAGGAGTCGGGCGCGATCCGACGCTCGGCATCGCGCTCGCAGAAGCAGCGCACCTGGTGGGCGGCGTGTCGAACGCCCAGCAGCTCGCTGCGATCGCTCCCAACTTCTCTCGCTTCACAGAGAACGAGAGGCTTCGCGGCGCGTACGGACCGCGCGCTCACCACCAGTTCCCGCGCGTGATCGAGACTCTACGGCGTGATCCAGAAAGCAGACAGGCGTCGGTCACGATCTGGAGCGGGAGGGAGCTCGAGGGAACGAGCAAGGACGTCCCGTGCACTCACCTGCTGAGCTACTCGATCCGCGGCGGGAAGCTTCACGCCACGACCGTGATGCGCTCGAACGACGTGTTCTGGGGCGTGCCGTACGACTTCGCTATGTTCACGCTCGCCCAGCGAGCCGTGGCGTGGTCGCTCGGCGTCCCGCTCGGCGAGTACACGCACGTGGCGTTCTCGATGCACGCGTACGTGGACAGGGACGAGAAGGGGTTCGCGAAGCTCCACGACTACGACCACCGTCTCGTCTCCATGAAGGACGGCGAGGAATGGCCCGACTTCCCTGGCGGCGACCTGATGAAGATGCAGGAGGGCGACGAGCTCGTCCGCTGGCGCTTGCTCGCAGCGGCGATGGCGTCGCTCGCGGACCCGCAGTCACCAGCGCTCTCCACCGTGCCGTTCGTGCGGTGGGCGGGCGAGATCATCCGGCCGAAGCTGGACGACTCGTGGCAGCTCTGCGGCGGGTGCAGGTTCGTGCTTCCGATCGCTCGCTTCAACGGCCACCTCTGCGACCGCTGTGCCTGGTGATGGCCGTCGTAGCTCACGGTGACGCCAGCGCTCCGAGGCAGAGGAAGCCCCGGACACCGAAGCCGCTCGGGATCGAGGGCAGCCCGCTGCCGACGTTCATCGAGACGATCGTGCCAGACACCGGCGGCAAGTGGTACACCTGCACCCGGTGCGACGAGTCGTTCTACGTGCAGTCCATGATCGACAACGTGACGGCGCCTTGCCCTCACTGCTTCAAGGTGTCGAAGGTGCCATGAAGGATCTCGCGGACGTAGAGATCACGTTCGTCCAGTCGTTGGACGAGGTGCTCGACTTCAAGCAGTGGCTCGGCGAGCGACGCGACTGGCTCGGGTACGACATCGAGACTGAGGGGCTGCTGCCCGGCCGGCACGCGATCCGTCTCGCGCAGTTCGGCGATTGCGACAGGGGCTTCGCGTTCTCCTACCGAGACTGGCGCGGCGCGGTGAAGGAAGCGCTCGAGAGGTACCGCGAGCCGCTGGTCGCGCACAACTTGCTCTTCGAGCAGAAGATGTCCACGTACGACGGGATCGAGCTGCACCAGGAGAACCTGCACGACACCCTGATCATGTCGCACCTCGACGACCCGATCGCGGCGGTGGGCCTCAAGCCGTCCGCCGCTCGAAACGTGGACCAGCGAGCGTACGCTGGGCAGACGCGGCTCTCGAAGATCATGTCCAAGAACGACTGGACGTGGGCGACAGTTCCGATCGACCTTCCGGAGTACTGGATGTACGGCGTGATGGACACGATTCTGACGGCGCGTCTCGCCGACAAGCTCTGGCCGAAGGTGGCAACATACAGGCAGGTCTACGAGGTGGAGCTGGGCTGCATACACGTGCTGCGGGACGCGGAGCTGACGGGCGTCCAGCTCGACATGGAGTACGTGGTCTCCACCGCCCAGCGCCTGTACGACGAGCTCGAGCAGATCCGCCCGTTCCTCCCGCCCGAGGTCCCCAACCCGAGGTCGGATCCGAAGATCGTCCAGTGGCTCGACTCGCGGGGCTACAAGTTCTGGAAGAAGACAGAGAAGGGGAACTGGGCCGTGAGCGACGACGTGCTGATCGACGCTCATAACCAGGGGGTCGAGGGCGCGTGGTACGTGAAGGAGTACAGGCACAGGGCGTGGCTCATCTCCAACTACTTCGAGCCGTTCCAGGAGCTGAACGTGAACGGCGTGTTGCACGCGAGTGTAAAGCCAGTGGGCGCGAAGACGGGACGTATGTCCATCGAGAAGCCCGCTCTCCAGACTCTCCCCCGCAGCCCGATCGTCCGGGACGCGATCGTTGCTCGTCCGGGCCACAAGCTGGTTCTCGCTGACTTCTCTGGCGCGGAGATGCGCGTCATGGCGAGCTTCGCTGAGGACGAGAACATGATCGCAGCGTACGAGCGCGGCGAGGACATCCACGGCTACACGGCGCGCGAGATCTACCAGAAGCAGGAGATCCTTCGCGAGGAGCGCCAGGTGGCGAAGAACGCAGGCTTCGCGGTGGTGTACTACGCCGGGATCAAGACGTTCGCTCGCACAGCAGGGATTCCGGAGCTCGCTGCCGAGCAGTTCATGACCAAGTGGCACGAGCTGTTTCCCCGGATCAAGCCGTACCAGGACGAGGTGATCCAGCAGGTGCATGAGACGAGCGTGGAGAAGAAGCCCGGGTACGGGTACGTGCACACGATCCTCGGGCGTCGGCTTCTCGCTGAGAAAAAGAAGGCGTACACGGGGATCAACTACCGGGTGCAGTCGTCCGCGACGGCTGACGTGCTCAAGCTGAAGCTGATCGAGCTCTCCAACGCGGGCCTGGGCGAGTTCATCCGTCTCCCGGTCCACGACGAGGTAATGTTCGAGGTACCGGAGGACATCGTGGAGGACGTGGTCCAGGTGATCGAACGCGTGATGCCGGAGCGGCAGCTGTTTCGGGTGCCGCTCGAGATCGAGGTCGGGGTCTGTGATCGCTGGGGCGACAAGTACCGAGGAGGATAGATGGACCGAGCGACTGAGTATCACGATCTCAAGGTCGATCAGATTCTGGAACAGATCGTGATCTTCACGCAGTACGTGGAGCGCAGCGAGCACCCAGACATCTGGATCAAGCGACGCAGTGGGCTGTACGTCGCTGGGTGGGAGATGCTCACGCGCACGGAGCTGAACCAGCACTCACCCAGCGTCTGCATTGACGAGATGAAGATACAAACACTTGACGCCCACCCGCATCGAGACGCGATCTGGATCGTCACTGATCGCGGGCGCATCGACACATGGGCATTCGTGAAAGACCAACTCCGTGTGCAGCCCTGGCAAACTCGGGAAGGGCTCCGCTACAAGTACATCGACGACCAGCGCCATGAGCTGTCGGAGCGCTTCGGTCGCGAGCCTCTTCGTCACGACTACTTGGAGCTTCTCAACGGTTGGAAAAATGGAGGATATCTTGACTGAACACAGTCTGCTGCAACTCCGCTGGTGGGAAGGCGACCCCTGGCGGGTCGTCGTCATCTCGATGCTGCTGAACGTCACGAGCTGGAAGCAAGTCGAGCCGATTCTCGAGGAGCTGTTCATGCTCTGGCCCACGGTCTGGGACATGAAGGAAGCGGACCCTGATGAGCTCGCTTCGGTCATTCGCCCTTGCGGTCTGCAAGAAGCGCGGGCGAAGCGCATCATCCAGCTCTCGAGCAACTGGTGCACGTTCGATGAACGCAGGCCGAACCTGCAGTTCCTCCGACAGCAAGAAGGTGTTGGCGAGTACGTCGAGCAGGCGTACCGCGTCATCGTGCTCGAGGACATCTCGTTCGTGCCCAGCGACGAGAAGCTGCGCGCGTACACAGACTTCAAGCTCACGAGCGGGAGGGGGGTGCGCCGTGGCGGAAGGCGAGACGACTGAGGAGCGGATGGACGCGATCCGCCTCAAGGAGATGCTCGCCCCGGACGAGCTCACGGAACAAGAGCTGATGTGTTTGCAGATCGAGGAGCACGGGTTCGGATGCGTCTCGTGCTCGAAGGAGGGAAAGTGAGTCGTAAGACTGCAACGTTTCTGATCGTCTCATGGGCGATCATCTGCGTCGGGATGTTGGCGGCTTCAGTCATCGTCGGGGTCCACTTCATTCTGAAGTGGTGGTGGTGACGTGAAGTACTACATCGACACAGAGTTCTGGGAGCGTCCCGGACAGATCGACATCATCTCGCTCGGTCTGGTCGCTGAGGACGGGCGCGAGCTCTACCTCGAGAACGCGATGTTCGACTGGGACATGCTCGAGGCGCTCGCTTGCCATCCGAGCATCAAAATCTCAGGTACGCCGAACTGGCTTCTCGAGAACGTGTTTCCTCGCCTGGGGCCGTGGACTGCTCGCGTGGGCCCGAACGAGATGGGCACGCGCGTACGCAATCTGATCAGAGACGACGAGCCCGAGTTCTGGGGCTACTACGCGGACTACGACTGGGTCGTGTTCTGCTGGCTGCAGGGCAGGATGATCGACCTGCCGAAGGGTTGGCCGAAGTGGTGCAGAGATCTCAAGCAGCTGTTCGAACGCCACGGCATCTCGAGGGACGAGCTTCCGAAGCAGACGGGTGATGTTCACAACGCGCTCGACGACGCGCGTTGGATGAAGCTCGCTCACGAGCACGTGCTGAAGAAAGAGCTCTGCATGTGGTGCTACTCGTGAAGATCCTGGCCGTGGACCCGGGAACAGCGACTGGGTTCGCGTACTGGAGCGACGGCGAGTGCTCGTCGTGGACGATGAAGCTGCACCACGCTCTGGACGACTGCAACAGCCTCATCGCAGACTCTGGCACGCGCCCGGACGCGGTGATCTCGGAGAGCTTTACCATCACGCAGCGCACGCTCAAAGCGTCGCGCGACGGACAGAACAGCATCGAAGGGATCGGCGTCTTACGCTGGCTCTGCCACCTGTACGCGATCTCGTTCAGCACCGTGTCTCCGAGCGAGGCAGTCTCGTTCTCGACGAACGACAAGCTCAAGCGAGCCGGACTGTACGTCCCGCAGGACCACGAGCGCTCAGCGCGTCGTGTGCTGCTCGTGGCGCTCGTGAAGACGGGCGCGATCGACGCGCGATCGCTGCTCGACCCGTCCTGAGCGGCGGGTACAGTCGAAACCGTGGAGGACGAAGAAGGAGGAGCCTGGTCCCCTATGACCGTCGCAGTTGAGATCGACACGAACCCGCCGTGGGACAAGGACAAGAAACGCATCCTGGTGTCTGCCGAGTTCCGTGACAAGGAGCTGGTCAAGACGATCCCCGGCCACAAGTGGGACGAGGGCGCGAGGTCGTGGTGGTTCCCGCTCGGGTGGCCCTCGTGCGTGATGCTTCGCGGCACGTTCGGCGACCGTCTGCAGATCGGTGAGGAGCTCACCGAGTGGGCGTCGAACGAGGTCACGAACAGGGTGAACCCGTGCCTCTGGCTTCGCGAGCAGAAGGATTATCCGTACGTCACTGAACGGTACGCGCTCGGCGAGAAGCTGCTCCCGTTCCAGAGGGTGGGCGCCGCGTTCATGGCGTGGGGCAAGCGCACTCTGATCGGGGACGAGATGGGCCTCGGCAAGACTGTGCAGGTGATCGCCGCGCTCGAGCTTCTTGGGGACGACGCGTACCCGGCGCTGATCGTCTGCAACACGAGCATGAAGCGCGGCTGGCGAGACGAGTTCGCCACGTGGGCGCCGGGCCGCAAGGTGCAGATCATCTCGGGCAGCGCTGCGAAGCGTCGCAAGCAGTTCGCTGAGCCGGCAGACGTCTACGTGATGAACTGGGAGCTGCTCGCGAAGCACGGCAGGCTCTCCGGCTACGGGTACATTCGCCTCTCAGAGAAGGAGAAGGAGGACGGCGACCTGCAGCTCAAGGGCTTTCGCACGAAGGTGGCGGACGAGGTGCATCGAGCGAAGGACCCGAAGGCGAAGCAGACGCGAGCGTGGTGGGCGGTGCCCGCCAAGAACGTGATCGGTGTGACCGCGACCCCGGTGGCGAACTCGCCCGAAGACCTCTGGTCGATCATGCACGGGATCGCTCCAGACGAGTGGCCGAGCAAGACCGCCTTCGTGGATCGCTTCGCTCTGCAGTCGTGGAACGGCTTCGGCGGCATGTCGGTCGTCGGGATCAAGTCGGAGGCGCGAGAGGAGTTTTTCAAGATCCTCGATCCGCGGTTCATCCGTCGCCCGACGGCCGCAGTGCTGCCGGAGCTGGACGCGTTGAAGCTCCCGCCGCAGCGGCGCCTCGTGGACCTCGGCACGAAGCAGCGGAAGGCGTACGACTCGCTGAAGAAGGAGATGATCGCGGACCTCGAGTCCGGCGTGCTGGTCGCGACGAATCCGCTCGAGCGACTGGGTCGGCTGCGGCAGTTCGCTTGCGCGTACGGCGAGGTGGACGAGAACGGCGCGCTGACGCTCACGGACCCGTCGTGCAAGGTCGACGCGCTCCTCGAGATTCTCGAGGAGACCGGTGGTCTGCAGGTGGCGGTGTTCGCCGAGTCGCGGCAGCTCATAGAGCTCGCACACAGAAGGCTCACGCACGAGAAGATCTCGTGTGTGATGGTCACCGGCGCTGTGAACGAGGCGGACAAGGCGCTTCACGTCCAGGAGTTCCAGGGCGGGAAGCACCAGGTGATCCTCCTCACGCTCGGCGCTGGGTCCGAGAGCATCACGCTCACGGCTGCGCACAAGGGGATCTTCTTGCAGCGGTCGTTCTCTCAGCTCAAGAACACGCAGGCCGAGGGGCGGCTGCCGAGAATCGGCCTGGACCACCGGGTCCAGTACATCGACGTCGTCGCTGCCGACACGGTCGAGGAGGCCATGTTCGACGTGCTCGCGGACAAGGAGCGCCGTCTCGAAGAAGTGGTCCGCGACGAGGAGACGCTGAGGAGGTGGCTGGCTTGACGTCGTCGCGGGTGCCTGCCCAGCTCTGGAAGGTCACGCTCTACAGGGACGACTCCCTGTCACCCGTCGTCTACACGGACGTCAAGCACGCGTTCTGGACGGGGAACAACTCGGTGTTCGTGCTCGCGATCGTGGACGACTTGGAGACAGGGGCGCATCACTACGTGTCGTGGTTGCGCGAGCACTTCGTGTGGTTCAAGAAGGAGCGAACATGATCAAGCTGAACGACGTGGTCTCGCAGACCCAGCACTTCACGATCGGAGGCATGAACTTCGTTCGTGATCCACAGACGAAGAACGTGCTGCTCGTGATCGTCGATGCGAACGGGCAGGGGAACATCTGGGAGCTCGATCCGAAGGCGAGCGACACGCTCTACGCCGCGTTCACGGAAGCGCGGTCTGGCGTCGTGCTCCCCGACAGAAAGGCGTAGCTCATGAAACCGAAGCTCGGAGTGGATCTCGACGGCGTGGTGTACTCGTGGTGCCACGCTGCCCGCTCGGCGCTGCACATCAGGGGCATCGACATCGAAGTCAGAGAGTGCAACTGGTGGAACGAGCTGAAGGACCAGATATCGGACGAAGACTGGAGATGGCTCTGGGGCGAAGGCTCGCGTGACATGTTCGGAAGCATGCACTCGTACCCCGGCGCGGTCCCGGCTCTGCGTCGAATCGAGAACGACTTCCGAATCGCGTACGTCACGCACCGACCGCAGAGGGTGGCCGATCTCACCCTCACGAGACTCGCGCAAGACAAGCTTCACCCGTGGGGCGTGATCCACTGCGCGGGGGAGAGCAAAGCGGACGTCTTGTACGACGCGGTGGCGTTCGTGGAGGATCAGCCGAAGAACGCGATCGACATCGCTGGCTCGCTTGGCGTGCCGGTGTTCATGCCACGGCGGCCGTACAACCGAGAAGTCACGGACGACATGGAGATACGACTGGAGTACGACATCAGGCCTTACGACAGCTGGACGGAGGTGGAGGAGTGGGTTCAGGAGATGATCAAGTGAAGCCCGTGACCTTGGAAGCACACGAGCTGATCCGAGGTGAGAGGGCGAAGCACTACGGCCCGCCTCACGACAACTTCGAGATCATCTCGAGGTTCTGGGACATCTACGTGTGCGCCTACATCAAGAAGCTTCTGCGAGAGAACGATGCGGACGAGAACGTGGTGCGGGTTTTCGAGCGTGAAGCCGTCATCGACGAAAACGATGTCTGCAACCTGATGTCGCTGCTGAAGGTGGCGCGCGAGGCGTCCGGCGGCGGATACCACCGAGACTCCACGGTCGACACTGTCGGCTACCAGGGGATCAAGGAAGTGCTGCACGACTACTCCCGCGAGCAGTTCATCGAGGAGATGTCTTGAGCGAGTCGCTTCACGGCGCGCGCCGTCCGTACCTGCTCACTAACTCCGAGATGAGCACGTGGCGGCGATGCAAGCGCAAGTGGTGGTTCTCGTACCGTCGCGGTCTCGCCACGAAAAAGCGCGAGATCAACAAGCCGCGGACGATCGGGACCCGTCTCCACCTCGCGCTCCAAGCGCACTACGACCCGACGGACGGAAGGGACGCCCTCACCGCGTTCGAAGAGGCACTGAGAGCCGATCTGGAGGGCATAGATCAGGAGGAGCGGCCGTTCGACTACTCGGATCTCGTGAAGGAAGGCGACCTCTGTCGAGCGATGATCGAGGGGTACGTTCAGTGGCTAGAGGAGACTGGCAACGACTCAGATCTCGAGGTGCTGGCCGCTGAGGACGCGGCGCGCGCGAAGCTGAGTGACGACGTGGAGATCCTCAGCAAGATCGACGTTCGCGTGCGTCAACGTAGCGACGGCGCGCGACTCGCCATGGATCACAAGTCCGTCGGCTCGCTCACCCAGCCGATCAAGCTGCTTCAGCTCGACACGCAGATGCTGACCGAGCACCTCGTGGAGTACCTCGACTCGGGCATGGAGACTCGGGTGGACGGCGTGCTCTACAACATGCTCCGGAAGGTGAAGCGCACCGCGAGCGCCAAGCCTCCGTTCTACGGACGCGAGCCGGTTCGGCACAACCTCGAAGAGCTCCGGAACCACTGGCGCCACGTGAAGCGGATCGCTGACGAGATCCTCGCCGCTCACGACGCGCTCGACGCCGGCGTGAACCATCAAGACCTCTGCTACCCGTCCCCGATGAACAACCGCTGCGAGTGGGACTGCGACTTCTTCGCGGTCTGCGCGCTGTGCGACGACGGGTCCGACATCGAGGGCGCGCTCGCCGATCACTTCGAAGTCGTGGACCCATTGCGTCGCTACGCAGATGAACGGGTACAGTCGTTGCTGGAGGAATCGACGGAGGAGAAGACTTGAGCGCGACGCTCACGATGCTGATTCACGGCGAGTCTGGTGCAGGCAAGTCCAGGCTCGCTGACACGGTCCCCGCGCCGAGACTGATCCTCGACGCAGAGGGGCGTGCGAAGTACTTGCCCTCGGGCCCGAAGGTGTACTGGAACCCGCTCCGTGAGGCGCCTCCCGCGTACGACGGGTCGTGGGAGACGTGCATCGTCATGGTCACTGACTTCAACACCCTCAAGAGCGTGTTCACGTGGCTGCGGTCCGGGCAACACCAGTTCAGGTCCGTCGTGGTCGACTCGCTGATGGAAGCGCAGAAGCGATGCATCGACGCCATCGCAGGCGTGAACATCATGAAGACCCAGGACTGGGGGACGCTCCTGCGGGAGCTCGAGGGCCTCATGAGGGACTACAGAGACCTCGTGCTCGTTCCGTCCACGAACGTTCAGTGCGTCGTGTTCACGTGCGGCACACGCAACCAGGAGGGCGTCATGCGCCCTCTCGTGCAGGGTCAGTTGGCGCTCACAGCGCCGTACTTCATGGACACGGTAGGGTACTTGTACGTACAGCACACCGAGGGCGGAGGGATCGTTCGCAACCTTCTGGTGAGCCAGATGCCCGGCTTCGTCGCGAAGGACGGGACGGATCGCTTGCCGGGTCCGGTCATCGAGAACCCGAACATCAGTGAGCTCTTTCATCTGTTGAACGGCCACGATACGACAAAGGAGGAACAGCAGTGACGACGGTCAACCTGCAAGAAGCGTTCAGGCAGTACAAGGAGGAGGACCAGATCACGGTGCTGCCTGCGGGCACTTACCGCATGCAGGTGATCGGGTGCTCAGTCCGCAACGAGAACGGGCTCATGCCGACGTACAAGGTGACGGAGGGTCCGTACGCCGGCAAGCGAGTTCTCGCTGGCCAGTTCACGCTCACCGAGAGCGCTCGCACGATCTTCTTCCAGAACATGGAGGGGTTCGGTCTCGACGGCGGCTTCTTCGCGAACGTCACCAACCTTCAGCAAGTGGCAGACGCGCTGAAGGGCCGGGTGGCAGACATCGAGCTCACGATCCGACCGTGGCAGGGCCAGGATCGCAACAACATCCCCATCGGCAGGATCAAGCTGGTGTCAGCTCCCGCGGTCTCAGCCGGCGTGCCCGCCGCACCGGCAGCCGCGCCGGGCGCCGTGGCACCCCCGCCAGCGCCGCAGCCCGCAGCAGCGGCAGCTGCGCCTGCTGGTATCGACACAGCTCCTCCGGCAGCTGCTCCGCCGGCGCCCGCACCGGTGCCCGTCACCGCACCGGTGCCCGTCACCGCACCGCCCGTGGCAGCGCCGCCCGCTCCGGCAGCGATGCCGCCGGCCGGAGCGCCGCCCATCCCGCCTCCCGCACCGGGCACGACGCCTTTCTGAGATGAGGGCGCACCCGAACCTTCTGCTCGTGCAGAAGGGTCTGCAAAAGGGCTCGTTCGGCATCACGCCGGACGAGCTCGAGGGGGACGAGCTGGCGGAGTACGTCCGGTTGAACGTGCTCGCTGCGACCGAAGAGCTCCACGAAGCGATGCGCTGCATCTCGTGGAAGCCTTGGGCGACCGAGGGCCGCGGCGAGTGGCGCAAGGACCTCAAGAAGCGTGACGAGATGGGCGACGGGGCGCTCGTGGACGCGAAGGACCAGTTCGTCGAGGAGCTCGTGGACGTGCTCCACTTCGTCTTCAACCTCTTCAACGTCGTGAAGGGGACCACCTGGGACGAAGTGGTGAGTCGCTACTTGGAGAAAGCGAGCGAGAACGCTCGACGACAGAAGGAGGGTTACCGTGGCTGAGACTTACAGGTTCTTCGACGCGCAAGGTCTCGCTGGCGCGTGGACGCTCGGCACGGTGCTCACTGGAAGGTACGAGCTCGTTGGGCGCTGGTCGCTTCCGGGTGGCTTCGGTGACGAGGTAATCGACGGGAACAGGCACCTAGTGGGCGACGGATGGCAGCAGCAGGTCGGCACCTCTGGAGAGATTGAGCCGATGTCCGGGATTTCGTTCATGGCCGGGACGCCGCCGTGCTCCGGCTTCTCCTTGCTTAACAGGAGCAGGGGCGAGAACGCAAGAGGCGCCAGCTCGAACATCAACGACTGCATGAAGGAGTTGATCGCTGCCGCGGGGCGCTTCCGTGGCGCGGACGGTGGACACGGTCCGGAGGTCGTCGCGTTTGAGTCTGTCCAGGGCGCGTTCAAGGAGGGGCGCGATCTCATGCTCTGGCTTCGCGATGACCTCAGCGAGCGCACCGGCGAGGCGTACTCGATCACACACGTGCTGATGTCTGGGTCGAGCGTCGGCGCGGCGCAGATGAGACATCGCTACTACCCAATCTTTCATCGAGTGCCGTTCGGGCTCACGCCGCCGGCGCCGAAACACGTCATCACATACGACGACGCCATCGGAGATCTCTGCGAGCTCGCGATGACGTGGGACGCGCAGAGTTACGTTCGTCCCGTGCTCAACGAATGGGCGGCTCGAAAGCGCCGAGTAGACGGTCTCGTCACGGACCACGTCGCGGTGGACTCGGGGCGTCTCGTCCGATACATAAACGAAGCGCTCGAGGACACCCCGCACGGTTGGCTGCCCGGCGAGTCCGTGAAGGACCTCGTAAAGCGGACGGGAGTCGTGCCCAAGACGATTTGGGAGACCAGGTACGTCGAGGAGGACGAGAGCGGCAACCCGTACCTCGTCGGATGGGGGTGGCCGAAGCGCATCAGGGCAGACCGCCCAGGCTACGTGCTCACAGGCGGCTCAGTCTCGCAGTTCGTCCACTGGGAGGAGCCTCGGCTGCTCACGGTGCGCGAGTGCTCGCGCCTCATGGGCTACCCGGACGCGTGGCGCTGGGACATGGCACGCAACCAGAAGCAGGCCGGGTCGTGGATCGGCAAGTGCTGTCCGGTGGACTCCGGTCGGTGGATCTCTGATCACGTGGCGTTCTCGCTCGACGACCCGGACGACGCGAGAGCTCTCGCGAACGACTTCACCGAGAAGCTGGACGAGCGCGAGCGGCTGTACGACTGCACGCTCGACTACCGTAAGTGGCCCGAGGAGGTGAGCGGATGGACAGCGAAGCCGAGGGAACTGACGTCGTCTACGTAGACGCGGCAGCCACCCGTCACGCGCTGTACGGCGTGGCGCTGGAGAGAGCGTCCCAGGACGCGAAGTGGGGAAAGCAGGAGCACTCGCTCACCACGTGGATCACCGTTCTCGGTGAAGAAGTCGGTGAGGCAGCGAAAGAAGTGCTCGAGTACAGACAAGCCACCATCTACCAAGGAGATCATTACTCGGCGCAAGATCGTCTGCGTCGCTTGCGGGCAGAGCTGCTGCAAGCGGCCGCCGTGGCCGTGGCCACGGTCGAGGATCTAGACCGTCGTTACCTGGAGAGGTAGGGTTTTTCTGATGCCTTTCGACGATCGCATCTGCTCGGAGTGCAGCAAGACGTTCGCGCCCAGCAACCCGCAGCAGAAGACCTGCAGCCGCGAGTGCAGCGATCTGCGGCGAAAGAGCCGGGTCAACAAGAACCTCGATCCGAGGAAGTGCGACAGGTGCGGAGACGAGTACACGCCGTACAAGGGAGACCAGCGATACTGCACGCCCGACTGCGGCAGGGAGGCGGACAAGGCGCGGACGCGGGTGCCGCCGAAGACGCTCGAGGAGACGCTCGAGCACGAGGCGCACAAGGACACCGAGCGCACGAACGCGTCCGAGCTCCGAAAGTGGCTCGCGATGGAGAACAGGATGCGTCGCTACCTGCGGGTGCTCGAGGGATGTCTCTCTGAGTACGAGCCGATGCCGCCCGCGAAGCTGTCCCAGAAGAAGGGCAGGTCGACCGGGACCGAGTGGGTGGTGGTTCTCGGGGACTGGCACGTCGGTCAGAAGACGCGCATCGAGGAGACTGGCGGCATATACAGCCAGGACGTCTCCACCGTGCGGCGCCAGGTGGCGATGATCTGGTCCGCGCTTGAGAGCATCCACGCCGTCGAGTCCCAAGGCCACGACATCCAGAAGCTCCACGTCCTGGGTATCGGGGACTTCGTGGACAACGACAACATGCGGCCGAGCCAGCACCGCAAGGTGGACGACGTCATCACGGTACAGACGATCCAGGCGTTCGATCTGCTCGCGTGGTTCATCCGCCAAGCTCTCATGCTCGTGCCTGAGGTGGAAGTGGACCTCGTCGGCGGGAACCACGATCGTCTCTCACAGCGACCGGGCGACGCGGGCCTCGGTGAGCTCGACTACATCGACACCGTGGCGTGGCTCAACGGCGAGTTCCTCAAGCGCGTGATGGCCGCGGACGTGGCCGAGGGCAGGTTGAAGATCCGCAACTGGCAGACGTTCTTCGGCTACAAGAAGATCTCCGGCATGAAGGTCGTGTTCGAGCACGGCTCCTCGTTCAAGTGGGGCATCGGCTCGTACGGCGGGGTGCCCTGGTACGGCGTTCAGAACCTGGGCCCTCGCTACGAGATGATGCTCGGTGGCGCTGACCTCGTGATCCTCGGGCACGGCCACAAGGCGGCAGTGCTGCCGAACGGCAGGTCGTGGGTCGTGGTGAACGGCGCGCTGCCGGCGACGAGCACGTACGCCCAGTCCGGCATGAAGGTCGTCCAGCGACCGCTTCAGTGGCTCCTCACTCTTCACGAGCGCCACGGCTCTATCGGCTGGCACCCGCTGTACGCGGACCCAGAAGAGCTGCTTCTGCCCGGGATGATCTGGGAGGACTTCGAGAAGTACGCTAATCTGGCTTCGAGTGACGACCGGGCGGCGTGAGACGGGCGACCGTGACCGTTCTCGCTTTCTTCGCGCTCTTCACGGGTGCGGCTCACGCCGGAAGAAGCAAAGCGCTCAAGATCTATGACGCGGCCAAGGCCGTGTCTCGGCAGCACCGCTCGTATCTCTTCGGCGGCGGGCACGGCCTCCCGCTTCCGGATCTCAAGACCGGGCGCGCGGCGCTCGACTGCTCCGGAAGCGTGTCGCTCGTTCTTTACAAGGCTGGCGTGTTCGGCAGGTACGCGTGGACCTCTGGAGCGATCGCAGCGGGATGGGGTCGCAGCGGGCGGGGGAAGTGGGTGACCGTGTTCGCGAACTCCGGCCACGTCTGGATCAAGTTCGACTCGCTCGGGAAGTGGGTGCGGTTCGACACCTCGTCGTGGGGCAGCGGTGGAGACGGGCCTCGGGTACGATCCACGGAGCGGCCGCAGAGCGGGTTCGTCCCGCGGCACGCGCCTGGAACGTAAAGAGGAGGAGACCCTGCGCCTGTCCAACGAGATGCTCTTCGTCGAGTTCGCGAGACTCGTCTCGAAGAGAAGCACCTGCGCCCGCGGACAGGTGGGTGCTGTGCTCGTCCGTGACAAGCGGCCGATCGCCAACGGCTACAACGGGGCGCCGCCGGGCATGCTGCACTGCCTCGACGTCGGGTGCCTCATCGGGCCTGACGGCGGATGCGCTCGCAGCATCCACGCCGAGGCGAACCTCCTCGCCTGGGCCGCCCGCGCCGGGGTCCGCACCGAGGGTTGCGACCTGTACTGCACGGCGTCGCCGTGCTGGCGATGTGCCCAGCTCGTGGCGTCTGCGGGTGTGGCGAGGGTGATCTACGAGAACCCGTACAGGGTGCTGGACGGGATCGAGCTGCTCGACGACTGCGGCGTCCAGGTGCTGTGTGTGAGCGAGGGCCTCTCGTGATCTGGCAGGACGTCGTCTTCGCCGCGGGATCGCTGGTGTTCGTCGCCGCGCTCGTCCCGATGGTCAGGGCCAAGAACCCGCCGCCGCTGTCCAGCAGCTTGAGCACCGGCACCGTGCTCGTGGCCTTCGTCGCGTGCTACGCCACGCTCGGATCGTTCTGGCTCGCCACCGCGACGACCGCGCTGACCGCGGGGCTCTGGCTCGAGCTTGCCCGTCAGAGGCTGTCCGTCGTTCTCCAAGCCAGACGGCGGCGCAAGGGCTAGCTTTCAGAAAGGGCCGGAAGGTCTCAGAACGGCTCTCAGAGGGCTCTTTCAGGTACAATCGTCTGGTGGCTAGGGAACGGAAGCGCGAGAGCAGGGGAAGGCGCGGGAAGGACCTGTCGCCGGCGATGCTGCAGGGCGCGGTGCTCGACGCCCACGGCGCCAGTCGCCAGACGATCGCCTCGACGCTGGACATCGCGGTCACCACGGTCAAGGACTGGCGCTCGCGTGACGAGTACAAGGCAGAGGTGGAGCGTCTCAAGGGCTCGATGCTCGAGCGCTTCGAGACCTCGCTCGACGCGGTGGACGCCGCCGCGATCCGCGGGTTCCTCAAGGCCAACAAAGCAGCCGAGGAGATCGTTGATGCGCGCGACGAAGACGGCGAGTACGCTCACCCCACCACTGCACGTCTCGAGGCGATGAAACTGCTGAACGACCAGTTCAAGTCTCGGTTCCAGGGCCGGAACGCGAACGGTGGAGAGGGAGCGAGCGTGGCCGCCGCCGCCGCGATCATCGTCGTTGACAGGAACGGAGACGTGATCGAAGGGGTCGGTCACGAGGTGAGATGACTCGCTCGATAGTCGTCGACCCAGCGCACCTGGGCGACATCAAGAAGGATCGAGCGAAGCTCAACGCGATCATCGAAGCGTCGGAGACGTTCTGGGGCTTCCTGCCGTATTGGAAGTTCGTCGACCAAGAACGCAACGAGGTGAAGTCGCTCGGCGACGAGCTCTGGCCTGGGCAGGAGATCTTCGTCGAAGCCACCGAGACCGACCCGTTCATCTACGCGCTCAAGGCACGCAAGCTCGGGTACACGACGCTCGAATGTGCGTACGACGCGTGGGTCGCTCGGTTCAGGGACATGCGCTCGCGCGTCCACCTCTTCAGCCGACGCGACGACGCAGCCATCGAGCTCCTCAAGCAAGTGAAGTTTGGGCTCACGCGTCTTCCTGAGTGGATGCAGCTCCCGATGACGTCCACAACCCACGAGCTCTGGCTCTACGGCGACTCGGGTGAGGGGCAGTGCACAGGCGCGACTGTGAACGGGCAGTTCAGACCCTGCGGCGGCTCCGGGGACAGCGAGTGCCCGCGGTGCTACGGGTCCGGCGTGGTCGGAGACGTCAGGCTCATCAAGTCGTACCCGACTTCCGAGCAGACCGCCGTCGAGAACACAGCGAACCACGGGCACGTGGACGAGTGGGCTCGCATGAAGAACCCAGAGTCAGTCTGGCAGGCGATCGAGCCGTCGATGGCCGGCTCCTGTCACATCATCACCACCGGCCTCGGGCCAGGCAACTACACCGCCCAGTTCTGGAGACGCAGCAAGGACGGGCTCACGGGCTTTCGCGCGCTCTTCACTCCTGCGATGGCGCGCCCCGACCGAGACGATGCGTGGCTCGCAGCGAAGCGCGCCGGCATGACAGAGAAGCAGTTCAGGAACGAGTACGCCATGACCGACGAGGACGCGCTCTACGGCGGCGGCTCGACGTTCTTCGACCCCGCTGACTGCGACCACGCCGGAGCCGGCAGGGGGCCCACGCCGCCGCAGGAGGGCCGCGTGTACGTTCAAGCGTGGGACATCGGCCGGCACCAGGACGCCGCCGTCGGAGTCGTGCTCGACGTCACCGACCCGATCTGGGACATCGTATCGTACCGCCGGCTGCGGGGCGTCCCGTACCCGGGCATACAGTCGATGATCGAGCACGACCACAGGGCGTACTCGGTCACGGTGACGATGATCGAGAAGAACGGGCCGGGCGAGGCCGTGATGGAGAACCTCGATCTCCCAGAGGAGGAGATCGAGGGCTTCTCCACCACGAAGCCGTCGAAAGCGCGGATCCTCTCGAAGACCCAGCTCCGCCTCGAGCAGCAGACCCTCCGCTGGTCTTCAGTTAAGTGGCCCCAGCTCGACGCAGAGATGCGCGCGTATCAGCTCCCGGACGACGCCATCGTGCAGGACAGCGTCATCGCCACCGCGATCGGTGTCGAGGCTGGGGACTACGCGCCCGTGCGCCGCAAGGGCAAGGTGCGCGCAGTCATCCGCGCCTGACGACGCTCGAGCGACCGTCGTTGCTCGTCCGTCAGCTGGTCTGAGAATCGCTCGAGCAGATACGTCGTGTATCGAAGCGCGGTCGCCCTTTTCTCTTCTCCCGACCTCACGGCGTCGTGAACAAGATGAACATCCCCGCGAGCGCGATTAGCGCGAGCGCGAAGACAAGCGCCACGAGGAACGCCCTCATCAGCAGGTCGTCCAGCCCGGCCCTCGCGTTCGGGCAGTGCTCCTTCGCTTCACGTTCGTGCAGCAGACAGTCGCACCGCTGGCACTGCACCCAACGGATGCCCGCTTTGTGGGGGCCCCACACGTGACTGTTGTCGATCATCACGCTCTCCTTCCAGTCTCGAGCTCGGCGCTCAGCCGGCGTCTGATGTCGTTCACTACCCAGAAGTACCCGTCGATGTCATACACCCGCACGACGCCCATCACCTGATTTGCTGGGACTCCGGTTCGCTTTTCCACGCGCTCTGCGATCATCTTGACCTCCGTCCTGAGCGCGTACCCCTGGCTCGCGTAACGCTCAGGCATCTCGTCCAGCCATGCACTGATCACGAGCCGGTCTGACTGCTCCAGCCTCTTACCGATCATCACACGATCTCCAGCTCGCACAGCGACTCCTCGCGCACGATGATGTCAGCCATCTCAGTCCGCAGCCCGTACCGGAAGTAGCCAGCATCTTGGAACAGGTTGGCCGCTCGCAGCTCGTGCAGAACGTCGTTGACTCGTGCCCGGTACGGATGCTGCATGGGGATTCCGCCGTGTCGCGTCATCACGCTCTTTAGCTTGACCTCGCCGATGATCGCGGTGGCCGCCTCGATCCACGTGAACTGGAACGGACGAAGACGGCTCGCCGTTCCTGGGCGGTCTTCGTTACAGTTCTCACGAACCCAGCGAACCAGCTCCGCGCAGTCACGTGAGACGTACAGCGGCAGCTGGTTCCAGTGGCGCAACTCGTACAGCATCATGGCCTTACCTCCTCGATGTCACGGAGCGCTTTCGAGATCGCGCGCCTGAGCTTCCACCCTTCTGCGAAGGACACGGTGTCGATGTGCACCGCGTCGCCACCCTCGATCGCTACCTCGAGCGCCCCGAGCAGCTTCCCGCCTGAGATCGTGGGAAGCTCGACCTCGAGCACGCCGTTGCTCCTGAAGCGTGAGGGGCCGGCGACGTACGCAGTCGCCGACCCCTCCTCGTCCCAGAGCACGATCGCAGCCCTCACCACTTCGAGCCCCCGGATCCCGAGCTGTCGAAGGTGATCGAGCCCTTCGTCTGCCACTCCAGCTTCTTGTCGTCCGAGCGGCGGAAGTTGTAGACCTCCACGATCGCCCGGTAGTAGTTGAGCCAGAGCGCGCCTCCCATGCTCGCTTTGTACGAGCGGGCCTTGCGGTCGATGTCGTCGACTCCGAACTTCCGGACCCGGTCGACGATCTCCGACCATCGGACCCCGTTGCTCATGTGCCGGTCGATGAACCAGTACACGGACTTGAGCATCGCGGCCGACGCGGTCTGGCCGTTGATGCCGGATCCGAGGACGATCTCGCCGTCTCGGTTCCGCTCGCTGAACGCCTCGTTGATGAACTTCAGCACGCGCCCGAGCCAGACGCCGCTGCCGTCCTCGCCGACGTTGTACAGGGTCTCGGCCGCGTTGATCGCGTTGATCCCGCTGTGCCGGTTCGGCGTGAGGTTGATCGTCGTCCCCGCTTGGTGCGCGATCTCCACGATCCGGTGCGCCGTGTCGTCGCCCTTCACGAGCCGCGCCCGGAACTTCTCGTAGATGGTGTCGGCCTTGCGGTCGTTCAGCGCGAGACGAAGATCTGCCTCCTCTTCGCGCGTCATGTCAGCAAGCACGTGAGCGAAGACCTCCACCTCGCCGGCGAGGTCCGCGGCGGCCATCCGGTGCTGCCCGTCCACGCACCAGAGCGTCCCGTTCTTGCGACGCGAGATCGTGATGGCCCCGGCCTTCACGATGTCCCACTCGTTCGCCACCTTCTCAACGAACTCGCGCCGCAGCTCGCGCTGGTACGCCGCGTCGACCTGGATGTCGGAGATGCTCAGCACCTCCGCGGAGCCGGCGTCTCCCAGGTTCAGTTCCTTCTTCTTGCGTCCGTTCCCGTAGGGGCTCATGACAGGTACTCCTCCTTCCTCGCGAGAAGGGCGACACCCTCCGCTGTTCGCGACCAGACGCGGCCGCCTCGTCCGGGATGCACGTCGACCGCGTTCGCCAGCGTCTTCAGCGAGCGCAGTCTGCCGTTCACCTCCGCGGGGGTCACCCGCAGCCGAGCAGAGAGCTCCTTCACGCGTCGGCCTCTCCAGTGCATCCCACCGATCACGCCGCGGTCCGGCAGGGCCTCCAGGATCAGGAAGTCGATCGGCCACGGCTCGTACTTGTCTCTGCTCATCCGGCCTCCTTTCTGAGCGCACGGTATTCGGCGCTCGCTCGAATCGTCAACTGATTCCCAACGTTCAAAAGCTCGGGGCCACGTAACGGATCACGAGGGTCGACGGCTCGAGCGCCACGCCGCGGAAGCGCAGTCTGGCCCTGCGGCCGCAGCTGGTGATCTCGACGACGGCGCCCGCTCCGTACATGCGCGCACGGCACCCCTTCTCACCGAAGAAGGGCACGTTCCGCCCGTTCACTCGGACCGATTCCACTGAGAACGGAATCGTCTGCGGCTCGCGCTCCGCGGACACCCACCAGCGACCGGGCGTCGGACCGATGCGCATCTTCACCGTTTGCACTCGGTCGTACCGAGCGTGCTGGCCTGCGGGTGCTGCCGCCGCGCTTGTAGCGGCTACGAGCGCCGCCGCGATGATCGTGATCGTTTTCTTCATGACTGCTCCTTTCCCTTCTCGACTGCGAGCAGCAGCGCTGTGTCCACCGCTCTCGTGAAGTCTCTGAACGAGACTGGTATCTGCAACCCACCGAACCCGCGGATGAACAGGTACACGAAATACACGTCCCCGCTGCGAACGATGTACGTCTCCGGCGGATCGTTCTCGCCGCTGTTCGGCAGCACGTTCCAACGGCCGTCCTCGTCTGGGTCCTCCTCGACGACGTACGAGTTCGTGGGATCGTCCGGCGCCACGTCCTGTCTGTCAAGCGTTCCCGGCGCCAGCCTCGTGTACGGATCGTTCACGTGCAGCAGCTTGACTCGGTCTCCCTTGGAGTACATCACTTCACCTCCACTTTCAGCGCCGCTGAGAGGGCCTCTGGGTCCCTCCCGAACGACATCAGGTCGGATATCACGCGGCCGAGCTTCTCCTCGCTCATGGCCGCGAAGTTACGGAGCTTGCCGTTCGGCCCACGGCCGGGCGACGCGCTCACGGGCATCGTCGGGTCGTCCGCCAGAGCCTGCAGCCGAGCGGCGCCGCGCTCGGTGAGAGGCTCGGGCTCGGAGTCGACGATCGACACCCAGATGTCGAACGGCTTGACGGGCAGCCCGTCGCCGCCCTGCTCCTTGAGAATGAATCCGGGCGAGCAACCGCAGCTGCAGCCGGCCTTCTGGCTCCAGCGCAGCTTGCCGGAGATGTTGAGCTTCTCCAGACCGAGCTTCGCCGCTTCGCGGTAGAGCGTGATCGGACGATCGAACCGCTTCGCGAAGTTTTCCAGCACGGACTCGTCCTTCACGTGCACGTAGACGCGCGGGCGCGCGTTGTACTCGCGAGGTGACGTCGCCCAGTACGGGCGACCGTACCGCGGGTAATGCATTCGCGGCAGCGGCCGCTCTCGGATCTCGACTTCCACTTTCATGACTGCTCCTTTCGCCAGATGATCTCCACGGGCGTCTCTGTCGCCCGCGCGTAGCGGACGGTGCTCCAGGTGCCCTGCCCTCGAGCGGGTGCGGGCTCCTCGAGCTCCTTGGGAATCACGAACAGCAGCTCGGCCGCGTTCACGATGTCCCGGTTGCGAGGCAGGTACGGCTTCGCCGGCAGCACGATGTCGCGTGGGATCGCCCCGCGGTACGCGCGCAGTTTGTCGTTCTGTGGCGGGTGCACGACGATCCTGATCCCGAGCGCCAGCGCCACGTCGTGCGCGTCGGAGTCGCCCCCGACGCAGTCGCCGTGGTGCAGCACCGTCGCGCCGCACTCGATGAGCCGAGCGCGCAGCGCCTCGAGCTGGTCCGGGCTCGCGCCCTCGCGTGTTGCTGTGATCCCGACGACCATCACGACACCGAGTCCACGGTCTCGCCGAGCACGATCACGAAGTCGCCGGAGTCGATGTTCTCGCCGGCGTCGGCGTACTCGATCTCGTCCTCGGTCCAGACTTCGGCCGAGGCCACGCCCCACGGGTCAGCTTCGTCGTCCAGAATGTGCACAGTGGCGTCGGGGTCGGCCGCCGCCAGCTTCTCCATCAGCTGCTTGACAGTCATCACATCATCTCCAGTTCAGCGTCCGCAGGCCACTCGACCTGGAACTCGTCATCGTCGCTCAGCACCCAGACGGACACCGTGGTGATCCGCCCCTCTTCGATGCGCTTGGTGATCTCTGTGATCTCGCAGACCTCGGGCTCACTCGCATCGCGCATGTTGTTCGTCAGCATGATCTCGTCCCCAACGACCAGATCCTGCGCCAGCTTGGTCATCATCCTTCCTCCTTCGTCAGCAGCTCGGTGGCGATGCGGACGATCTCGCTCGCCTCCGCTTGGGTCAGCTCCCGGTCGCGCGTGAGAGACACGCGCGCCACGATCCTGCCTGCCCGGTCGAACGCCAGGTGCTCCGCACAGTCGGACAACGTGTTCGGGTACGCGACGCCGCCGCCGGGCAGCACCGCCTTGTACGCGATCGCCGGCTGGGCCATCACCGACCGCCCGCAGCGGCGAGGATGCGCTCCGCCTCCGACTTGTACCAGCTGAACTGCATCTCCAGTTCGGTGCTGCATCCCTCGTACTCGCCACGAGAGACTTCCTCGTCCACGAGCGCTTCCGCGACCGCCCACGGATCGGGCACCTCGCAGAGCAGGTCGAGGATGCGCGTCTCCAGGTCGAGCATGTGGGGCTCCTTCCGTCCGTTTTGCCTTGCCATAAGGGAAATGGTAGGGGTTGAGGGTCGAATCGTCAACCAAGCGCCGTCAGCCAGAAGCCCTTTCCAAAGGGTTTCTCGAAACTTTCTGCCCTCGCAGGAGGGAGGAGGTAGGATCTTGGACGGCATGGCAGGGGAACCGCAGCGTGGACGAGTCTTGAAGGTCCTGAAGGCCGAGGCCGTCGGCGCGAAAGACGAGGCAGCGAGCAAGCAGCTCAACGACGACTGGGAGTACAACCGCAGCGAGCTGCAGGAGCCGCCTTACCCACCCGAGCAGCTCGTGTACCTCGCGGAGACGCATCAGACGCACGACAGCGCGCTCCAGCAGAAGACCCAGGACGTGATCGGTGCAGGCTGGACGTGGGACAAGATCGACGACGCTGCGAGCGAGGACCTGCACGATGAACTCGACGCGTGGTTCCACAGCATCGGCGACGACGCCACGAAGGACTGCACCACGCACGAGACGCTGAACGCCGCGTGGGACGACCTCGAGACGATCGGCTGGGGAGCGATCGAGATCGCTCGCGACGTCGATCACGTGGTGAAGCACATCTACCACGTTCCCGCTCACACGACTCGGTTCAGAACGGACGGCGTGCGGATCGCCCAGCGACGCGGCAACAAGACTGTCTGGTTCAAGCGCTGGATCCCGGGCGACGACAGAGTCGTGAACGCGGAGACCGGAGCGATCGGCGAGCCCGGGAGCTTCCCGGAGGGGTCGGTCGGGAACGAAGTGCTGATCTTGAAGCGCGCCAGCCGCCGGTCTTCTTGGTACGGGATCCCGTCGTACATCTCAGCGCTCGGGTGGATCATCCTGTCCACCGCTGCGCGAGACGACAACATCCTCTTCTTCCAGAACGCGCGCGAGGCGCGCTGGGCGATCGTGCTCAGCAACCTCGAAGACGACGACGACCTTGACGAGAAGCTGCGCTCCGCGTTCCAGGTGGACCTCAAGGATCCGCACCGCAACATCATCATCCCCATCTCCGGCCCAGGAACCATCACGTTCCAGAACATGATGGACAACGGCGCCAACCGAGACATGTCGTTCGAGCGGCTGCAGTCCCGAGCCGACACCGCGATCCTCATCGCACACAAGATGCCCCCGGAGCGCCTCGGGCTCGCGAAGGCCGGACCGCTCGGTGGCGACATCGTGATGACCACGACGGAGGTGTACAAGGAGGCAGTGGTCTCGCCGTCACAGGAGCTTCTCGCTGTGCGCATCAACCGCTTCATCCAGGCCGAGTACCCAGAAGGACCCGGTATCGAGGGCGAGCCGTTGCCGTGGCGCTGGCAGCCTGACGAGCTCGACCTCACCGAGGAGAAGTCAGACGTCGACACCTCGGCGACCGCGTTCAAGGCGAACATCACGCGACTGAACGAGGCGCGTGACAAGATCGGACTCGGGCCACTCGAGGACGCGGACGGCATGCCCGATCCGCGGGGTGACCTCTTCTTCGCTGACATCGCTGGCGCGATGGTGGCGAAATCGAAGACCAGCCGCCAGCTGGCCGAGATCGACCGGGAGATGCGAGACCTCTTCGACTGATGGACGTCGCCGCGAGACAGCGGCTGACTTGTCTCGCTCGCGTGAAGGCGGAGCTCGAGACTGAGGTCTTCATGTCTCGTGCAGACGCCCAGACTTGGAAGACGTCGTGGGACGAGTGGCTTGCTCACGAGGCGAGGTGGGAAGACGAGATCAGAAAGCAGTTCGACGCGATCAGACAGCAGATCGGCGAGCCGAACGCGATCCAGGTCGGACAAGCAGCGTGGGAGAAAGCGCTCAAGAAGAGCAGGTGGCGATTCTGGAAAGCAGAGCAGCCAGCGCCAGACAAGGGCGACGTCGCGCAGAGGCTCTCGCAGTTCGTGAACGAGGCGTCGTGGGCACAGGGCGCGTACTCGATGTACGTCGGGATGGCGGGCACCACGAGCGCCGCCTCCGCTGGCTACACGCTCCAAGCGCTCGGGATCCACAGGACGTTCTCATGGGCGTCGACTGAAGACTTTCCGGAGCAACTGTTCTCCGTGCGGGGCTCGAAAGTGATTCAGAACGTGTACGGCTCGCACCTGGACCGTCTCGCGAAGATGGTGGTCGACAAGTGTGATCCCCGCAACCCGAAGACGATCGGTCAGCTGACGAACGAGATCCACTCCGAGTGGGACAAGATCGAGAAGTGGCAAGCCAAGCGCATCGCGAGGACCGAGGCGTCTGCGGTCTGGAACAACGCCAGCTACAACGCGATGAGGCTGAACGGCGTCACCGACGCGAAGGGCCTCATCGCCCAGGGCCCGTCAGTCGGCGTCGAGGGTGAGCCAGTCTGTCCCATCTGTCAGGAGTGGGCTGCTTCCGGACCGTGGCCGCTCCCGCTCGAGGAGATCCCGCCGATCCACCCGAACTGCAGATGCACGCTCGCGCCAGAACTGCCCGACGACTGGCTTCCGCCGGACGAGCCCTGGACGGGTAACGACGACGTTCCAGTCTGCGGCATCGGCGTGCAGAAGACCACTGGGTGCATCGAGCCGCTTCCAGCGCCTGGCGAGAAGAACACGGCGAAGCTCTCCACTCACGAGTCGCTCATGCAGCAGTACGCAGGGGCCACTTACGACAGGGAAGAGATCAGCGCGTTCCAGTACTACTCGACGTCGGAAGGCTGCCAGAGCATCAACTCCGGTCTGCGTCAAGCCAAGGTCGAGCAGGTCGCTCGTCAGCAAGGCCGCATCAACGCCATGGACAGGGCGATGGCGCGTCATCCGATCAAGGAGGACGTGGTCGTCGCGCGCGGAGTGAAGGAGAAGACTCTCAAGGAGATCCTGAAAGTCGGCGAGGGCGGCGAATGGCCTGATCTTGGTTTCCCGTCCACGTCGACCTCACACGGAACGGCTGCGAGCTTCGGTGCCGGCAGCGCCACGCTGATCATCACGGTGCCGAAGGGCGTCCCGGCGGCGTACCTCGAAGCGAACGGGCTCACGAGGTACACGGGCGAGAAGGAGCTGGTGCTCGCTCGAGGCCTCAAGTACCGGATTCACAAGATCACGAGAACGAAGGGGACGTACGACCGCTTCTACACGAGAGTCGAGGTCGAGGTTGTGGTGCCCGGCCGTCCGTTGCTCAAACCCGTCGATGCGAGCAAACCCTCAGGGAAACGAAAGCTGGTGAACGAGGTAGAGGTCGGCGGCGTGAAGTTCGCCAAGGGCGACGTGGTGATGTCAGCCGACGGCTCAGGCACGTGGGGCAAGGTGGTCGGATTCACTGCGGACTCGAAGGGCCGCTACATGCTGAAGATCCGATGGGAAGGCACGTCCAAGCGGGTCACCAAGCTCGCCGAGAAGATGGTGAAGCTCGAGAAGGCGCCGGGGCCCGGCGAGCCTCCGATGATCTCCGGCAAGCCAGACATCAAGGCGCATCCGCCAGTTCTCGCACCGAAGCCCGCGCCGGTGCAGCCGAGTGGGCCGTCGCTCGAACTCGTGCAGAACACGTTCAAGATCGGAGACGGCGCCACTGATGGAGTGCACTCGTACGTGGTGCTCGGGTACGACACGAGCGGCGGCAAGGTGATGCTGCGCGTGAGGAACGTCAAGAACGAAGCGGAGTCACTCGTGGACCCGACCCACGTGAACTCGACTGCTTCTTACTTCAAAGTAGGGGACGTGGTGGACACGCCGTACGGGCCGATGACGATCACCAAGGTGCCTTCCGGCAGCGAGATCTTGTACGACCTGAAAGACAGTAAGGGGTTAGCGACCGTCTTCAAACCGAGCGACCTGTCGAAGCCGAAGAACGCGCCGAGCCCGTCGGGCCTCTATCCGAAGTTCAAGGTCGAGGACAAGGTGAACACGTCGTACGGAGAGGCGACGATCACCAAGGTGCCGGGCGGCCAGTACACCACGTACCAGGTGAAGCTGGGAAACGGGTCGCTACAAGTAGTGAACCCGGGCGAGCTGTCAGAAGTTGCACCGAAGCCGATCGCTCCGACGCCGAGCGCTTCCACCTCGCTCGAAGGTCTCGCGCCCGGCGACGAGGTGATGCTCTCCAACGGTACGAAGGGCAAGATCACGGGCTTCACGTCGGGTGGCGGCAAGACGAGCGCCAAAGTCAAGGTGCAGCTCGCGGACGGGAAGGTCGTGTACAAGAAACCGAGCGCGATCAAGAAGCTGCCGGGCGGGCAGACGTTCGCGATCGGAGAGAAGGTGCACACCAGTTCGGGCTTCGATGCGACGATAGTGAACTTCAAGGACGGTATGTACACAGTCCAGACGGACGGTGGCCTGACTTTCCAAGTGGGCGGTGAGCTGCTCGAGGCGGCGCAGTCGAACTTCGCTGCAGTGCACGCCCTGTCTCAGTACAAGGTCGGTGACGAAGTGCTCGACACCGCGTACGGGGCGAAGGGGAAGGTCATCGGCGTGTTCGAGAACTCGGACGGCACCTTCACGTACTCAGTGGAGACGGGCGACGGTGCAGTGCACCAGATCCACGAGATGGAGCTGAGCAAGTTCGAACCCAAGTTCAAGGTCGGCGACTCCGTGATGACGCCCTCGGGCAAGATCGGAACGGTGACGAGCTACACGAGCGACGGCAAGGCGCTGATCGAGTTCCCAGATGAGGACTTCCAGCCAGCGGTGGCGTTGAGTGACTTGAAACCAGCAGAACACCCGCCCGTCTCGAGCGAGACTAAGTACGCGGTCGGCGACCAGGTTCAAACTGGCAGCAACAAGACGAAAGGTGTCGTGATTCAGGTCCATCCCGACGGTCAGGTGACCGTCTCGTGGGAGAACGGGAACGTGACGACCGTCTCTCAGAACGCGATGATGGAGAAGGTGCCGCTGCCGCCGTTCGGTGTGGGTGACACGGTGACGACTCCGCTGGGGTTCCCGGCTAAAGTGATCGAGACTAGCGTGTCACCGTCTGGGAAGCTCGAGGCCAAGATCCAGTACAACGACGGGAGCACTCACTGGTACGCGACCGATGAGCTCAAGAAACCGCCCACGGCGAAAGACTTCCCTGTCGGCTCGTTCGTGAAGACGTCCGGCGGTCTGACGTGGAAGGTGATCGGCCACAAGAAGATCGACGGGCAGGTCTACGCCCACCTGCTGAGAGTGGAGACGGGGGCGACCACTTTTGAGCTGTTGACTGCACTGAAACCCGTACTGAAAGCGAGCGTTGTGAGACTGACATGGCGATGATGGATGCTGGGCAAGAAGACAAGTTCACGATGGGCGCGATCGGGGACGAGCTCGATCCGCCTGCGCTCGACACGAGCGACCCGGACAAGCTCTGGTCACAACTCGCGCTCGATGGCGCGGACGAGGCCACGCGCGATCGGCTGCTCGCGATCGCAGGAGAGCTCGAACGATGAGCGTCGAGGACAGGATCGAGAAGGTAGCTCGACAGCGGAGAGAGGAGCGAGCGAAGGCCGTGCCCGACCTCGTCAGGCTCCGGCAGCTCGACGCGAAGAGCGCTGAACTGTACGCGGAGAAGCGTCTGCGGGACGCGCGGCGGGTGCACGGGGACCCGAAGAAGATCGCGCGTCGGGCGCGGGTGGAGCAGGAGCTCGAGAAGCTGATGTCGGAGTGAGGACAGGCCGGGGCTCCCGCGCCCCGGCCTCCGGGTGTCCTCCCGTCACGCAGCCAGAACGACTGGAAGCGCGCGGTCCTTGAACTTCGTCGCCTCGAACGAGCGCTGCATCTGGTTCGATCGCTTGGTCATGAGGCGGTAGTGGTCGCGGTACTCGAGCACCGCGTTCAGCGCGCACCACTTCGTGCCGGGCGCGTTGCCCCGCGTGTCGCCGCCTTGGCCCTCGCCCTTGAAGATCGCCATCACGGCCGCCTTGGCCTCTTCGCGATTCTTCGCGGCGCGATCGCCCATCCCCTCCTCGACCTTGAACAGCTCGTCCAGGACCTTCGTCTGGAACCGCTGCTCGGAGATCTTCTCCTTCGCCAGCTTGTCGCCGAACACCTTGAACTGCTTCTCGTAGTCCACGGTGATCTGCAGCACGCGACGGGCCTCCTCGAACTTCTTGCTGAGGTCGCCCGTATGGCGGAACGTGAACTTGCGCCGCGCCTCGCTGAGCGCGAAGTTCAGCGTGTTCTGGCACACGATCCGCGTCGGCGTGACTGCCGCCGTGAGCGCCATGCCTCCGTCGTGCGCGTTGGCGACGTACGCGTACGTGGCGACCGAGTCGCCGCCGACGTCCACGAACTCCGGCAGCCGAGCCAGCACCCAGACTCGCTTCCCGCCCCAGAGCGAGCCGGCGGTCTCGAAGTGCATGTCCGAGTTGATGAGGTCGTCCATGAACATGAACGCCTCACGGTTGTCCACGAGCGAGTACTCGTCGGTCACCACCCCCAGCACCTCGTCCGTGTCCTCGCGCACGTTGGCGCGGAACCCGGGCGTCGGCACGAACCTGACTGACGACACCACGTCGCCGTTCGGCTTCGTCTCGAGCGGGACGCCGATGTCTCGCAGCAGCTCCTGCTGCGCCTCGTCCAGCGGCCGGGCGGCCTTGGCGTTCGCGTTGAGCTTCCGCATGAGCGCGATCGCGTCGGACTTCACGCTCCAGCCGAGGCCCGCCTTCTCGAGCGCCTCGTCCACCGACTTCGGGTAGTCGTCCAGCACCACGCCAAGTCCGTGCCACGGCACCTCGCGTACGCTGAACATGCTGTCCTTCTTTGTTATGCCTGCGGGCATGTCGCCTCCTCCGTTTCCTTGCCGAGCTCGCCCTGCTTCCAGAGCCAGTCAGCGGCGTCGTACATTCCCAGCCGGGCCGCCATGATGTGCAGGTCCTTCAGCTGGTCTCTCAGCGAGTCTTGTCGCTGTTTTTGCTGCGGTATCGAGATCCGAATCATCGGGTCTCCTCGGCGTCCGCAATGTAGGAACTGCTTCTCATGTTCTTGATGAACGAGTACAGCTCGTCCGCGAAGTGATCCCCGCGCCACGAGTTGTACATGAAGCGGACGTCCGGCAGCATGTCCTCGTTGAAGACAGCCACCCTCGGGTTCAGGGGCTGGTCTTTCGCGCCGAACACGATCGCCAGCATGTTGTCTTGCTTCTCTCCGTTCCGATCGTTCGTGAACGAGAACCGAACGGCGTGAAACGGCTCGCCGCTTATGCCGTTGCGGTGGTAATGCGCCTCCTTCACCGTGAGCTTCATCGGATCTCCTCTCTGACGACCATGAGCGCTTTGCCCAGGAGGTTCATCCCGTTCCAGCCGCCTCGGTCGTCCCTGATGCCCCAACGGAAGTCCGTCGGGCTGTCTTCTGCGATCAAGCGATCGCCCGTCCAACGCAGCCACTCGGCGAAGCCCGGGTCCGCGAACTTCGCTCGCAGCCCGTGCAGCATCGCGTGCCACGCGACCCACTCGGACGGATCGTCGCCGACGTCCCAGTCGGGACGCAGCTCGATCCGCCGGCCGCGCCGTTTCGCGTCTGCGGGGTCGTCGGCTTGAAGCACGTGCAGCACGTCCTCGAAGTTCGTGGCCTTCGCCGCTTGGAAGAAGTGCTCCACCGTCTGTGCCTCGATCCCGATCTCCTCCAGGGACACGGGTGGCCCGGTCATCACCATGAACGGGCCGCCGGTGAAGTTCGACAGCGGACCGCCGTAGAACAGCACCGGGTGCTCGGGGACGCTGCTGTAGTGTCCGATCTCCTTGCCGGGGGGTTGCACGTCGAGGTCGTCCCAGACGAACCTGTCGTCGTCGCTCATCTCGTCTCCCTTCGTATCGCCACAGTCTCGTTCGGCATGTAGACGTGCAGCTGCTCGTCCTCGGTCGTGATGTGACGCGCCACCCTGTCAGCGGCGTGTGACCACTCGTCGTAGTAGTTGATCACCTTGAGCAGCCGCGTGTCGACGTCGAGGTAGTCGCCGGGGCGGACCTCACGAGCCTCGACGTCGAGCAACGCCCTGCCCTCGGCGTCGACCAGGAGCCTTTCTCCCTCGAAGCCGATCTCCGCCAGGGTCTCGCCCGACACGCCTCTGCGCTCCTTCATCCACGCCAGACCGCGGGCTTTCCCGAACGCAGTCAGCGCGGCGTCCTGAGCCAGCGTCCACCACCTTGAGGGATTGCCTTCGGGTGTGGTGAACGGCGTCTCAGACGGCTGCTCAGACGGCTGGACACGGCCGTTCATGACTCCTCCTTTCCGTACATCAGACGCTCTAGCTGGTCATTGGTGACAGCGGCGTCGATCTCGATCTCCGTGATGCCGGGCATGATCCGCACGCCCACGCGCTCCTCCGTGCCCGGGTCGTCGTCGATCCCGGCCTCCTCGAACGCGGTCTTCAGCGCAGCGTATGCCTCAGACCCCATGTACGTGTACACGAGCTCCAGGTAGACGCGCGTGAAGTAGGGGTCGTGCGAGTGGCTGCCGTGCCTCGCGTCCGCGAGCACGTGCGCCACCTCGTGTAAGACGAACAGCTCACACATGTGCGCGGGACACATCTCGATCTTGCCCGAGTTGTTCTTCGGGAACCAGGCACCCACGCTGCCGCGTACGGTCTGGCTCCACGTGAGCGCCACGGCGTCGATCCGCAGAACGTTCCCGTAGCGGGACGCCCAGTACGGCGTCTCGCGCAGCTCGTCTACGTACGACTGGAGCTCACACGCTTCGATGTCGTGTCCGCGGGGCACGTTCTGCTCCGCTGCGTACAGCTCGTACTGCTGGCAGTTCATCGCATCTCCCATCCGACGACCTTCCCGTGCACTCTTGAGTCGAGCTGCACTGGGTCGTTCAGTTTCGTTCTCTGCGTGACGGCGAGGCGTCCGACGTGCTTCGCGAGAGCGTCAGCGTCTTCGGCCGTCGCCTCGTCGGGCAACGGCACTTCGATCTTGATCGTCAGCGTCTTCATCGTCCCAGCTCCTTCGCCTTGCCGCTTACGCCTGGCTGTCCGACGTCTGCGCGGATGCCCGCGCTGTGCCCCGCGGCGTGAGCGTCATACCCGCCCGACGTGTACCGCCGGCTGGACGAGCGCAGCTTGCCGTATGTCTGGTCGACCCAGTCGTTGACCTGCGCCTTCTTGTCCCGGACGACCAGCGCAACCGACTCGACGCCCTCCTTGCTGGTGACGCCGCGCCGCGCGGCCTCGTCGCGAGCAGCAGCTGCTTGTCCCGCCTTGCGGGCAGTCGCCAGCTTCTCGCCGATTCCGGAAGCGAAGCCGCGCAGGAACTCGCGCCGCTTGTGGTACTTCATCTGCCGGGGTAGAGACTCGGGGATGGTGCGACGGTAGCGCTGCATCGCGCCGATCGCCTGGATCTGAAGCGACGCGAACAGCGACTCCGCGTGCCGCACGTCGCTCTCAAAACCGATCACGTACAGCGTGACCGTGCTTCCACGACCGATCAGCACCCGGCAGTCGTTGTTGCGGGCGCAGGTGGCGCCGATGTCCCAGAGCTCGTTCCGATACTGGCCCGTGAGGTTGATCGTCTTTTCGATGATCTCCTCCCGCTTCTTGGCGTTCTCGCCCTTGGCGCGCGAGATCAGCTCTTCGCTGATCGCGTACTGGGTCATGAGCTCCTGCGCCTTCTGCACGAGAAGCTCCGCCTCTTCCTGCGTGGTCGATTCGGCTTTCCTCAGCAGTTTCGCGATCTTGTCTGCGTAACGCTCTGATTCCGTCATGGTGTTCCTCCTTCTCGCTGCTCGAGTTTCCCTCCACCGCAAACCTTAACGGCGGCCCTTTCCTTTGTCAACCCTCTTCAGGCGAGCGGCCTTCTCGAGGGCGGTCGCCAGCTTCGGGAACGCCACCGTCGCCTGCTTCGAGGCCCGCTCCAGGCGCGCCGGACCGCAGCCCCCGGCCGCCACCTCTCGGATCATCTCGTCTTCGCCCAGGGCACCGAAGGCAGCCGCAAGGGCATCGAAGTCGAGGCGCCTCACAGCTCCGCTGAGACGGCGCTGGCGGACCTTCGACGGCAGGGCCAGTATGGCCTCGTCGATCTCCACCTCCGTCTCGTTCGCGTCGGGCGCCTCGCCCGACACCTCGATGTCCTCCAGCAGCAGCCTCAGGTCCTGGCCCGCCTCGGCGAGCTGGATCTGTCGGCGCAGCGAAACACCCCGCTCTGCCAGCTCCTTCGCCAGCCCCGTGAGGCCGGCGAAGGTCTGCTCCGCTGTGTTCTTCTTGCGACCCGTCATTTCGTCTCCTTGAGGTATGTGAGGAACGTCTCCTCGTGCTGTCGCACCGTCGCGATCGGTGCGGGGCTGCCGACCTTGTGCGACAAGGCCAGCACCTTCACCCCGTTCACGAACACGGTCTCCATCAGTTGCGCACGACCGCCGCCGAGCGGCTCGGCCACGCGCTCGATGATGGTCTCTGCGAGAACCTCTCCGAACATCGTCTCCTCCTTCGCCATCATCTCCTCCTTCGCCATCAGAATCCGAACTCGCCCTTGAGCTTGAGCTGCTCGCGAGCTTCGAGTGCCCGCGCGTACTCGAGCAGGACCGCCTTGTCCTCGTCTGTGAAGACGTCGTCGTCGTCCACGTCGGCGATCCCGTCCTCGATCTTCCAGAGCTCGGCGCCCTCGGCGATCGCGTCGCCGATCCGAGCCGCCCACCGGGCGAACCTCGTGAACCGCTCGCCGTCATCCTCCTGCAGCTGCATCAGGTGCTGCGCCACCAGCTTCCCCGCTTCGTCTGTGCGGGTGCCGACACTGTCGCCCTCCGCTTCGAGCGCGTGCATCCGCGCCTCGGCGTCTGCGGCCTGCTGCTCGAGGTCGAGCTGCCCTTGATCCGCGGCGATTGCGGCCTTGCGCTCGTCCGCGGTGCGACGGCGGCCGAACAGCTTCTCGAAGCAGTCCGGGCCGATGCCCATCGCGCGGCTAGCGTCGTCCGTCAGGCGCTTGCCGCAGTTCCCGCACACTCCGAGCTCGCGCCCGTACCGCTTCATCGCGGCCTCGGCGCCTGCCCGCTCGATCGCGCGGAACACGCCGGCCTTGGCGCCCCGCGCCCTGATCGGCCGGTGGTTCTCGCCGGACAGCTGTGTGACGAACACGTAACCCGCCCAGCGTCCCTCGGTCGGGCGGTCGATCTTCACGAACACCGTCCCGTGCTCGACGACGTCCGGCGCCATGTCGGTCGAGTAGTCGACCGCGTAGCGGCCTGCCGGCACGGACGTGTCGACGCTCGCGCTCGGCTTGGCGTTCGGCTTCTTGTCGCAGTTGAGCAGGTAGTCGATGATCATCGATGCCCGGTGGACGTCGGGGCGACCGCCGCCCCAGGACGCGACGGCCGACTCGATGTGCTCGTCAGTCACGCGCTCGCTCATCAGCTTCTGGATGAACGACATCTGCTTGTCGGATGCGGGCTTGGTCATCAGTTCGTCTCCTTGCCGCGTGCGCGGCGCTCGTGCTTCCGTGTTTGCGCCAGCCGACGGGCGCGCTGCGTGCGCGTGCTGTCCCCGTGCAGCGACTTCATCTTGCGGACCTTGCAGGCGGGCTGCATGTCAGACCTCCTCGTCCACGTAGCGGCCGTCACGCTTCACCTCGAAGCGAACGACGTCCTTGAGACGAATCAGGGTGAGTTCGAGCCCCGCAGGAGCAACGGCGGGTTCTGGATCGTGAAGCGTGACGGCAAGGCCAAGTCTGGGCGGCTTGAGCCACTCGGGGGACAGGCGGCCGGAGTAGCGCTGCCCGGTCTCGACCGTCACGCGGACCGTGCTGCCCTCGAAGCGGTTCAGCATCGAGTCGATCCGCGCCTTCATCATCTCCATCTCCTTCGCGTGCCGCTCGCGGTCAGCGCGATGCGCCGCGTTCTGCACGACCGCCTGCTCCTCGAGCGCGGGCCGCAGCTCCTCCGTCCACGCGTCCGCGTAGTCGGCCGCGAGCTTCAGCATGTGCGCCATCGCCCTGGTGACCAGGGTCTCGGGCGTGGAGCACGTGCTCGCGTTGCAGTACGCTGGCTTCACGCGCATCGGGTTGTCACGGTCGATCCCGTGCCAGTCGAGCTCGGGTCCGTAGACCGTGACCGACGGTCCGACACTCACGCCGTCCTCGGGGTCGCGGATGTCGAACTCGATGGTGCCGCGGAAGCCCTCTTCCCTGACGTCCTCGCGGTCGACGACGATCCACACACGGGGCGCGAACTCGAACCCCTCGTACTTCCAGTCGAAGCCGGTGCCGTCGGTGCGCGTGTAGCGACCGCTGATCGTCTTGTTGAACAGGTTGCGGATTTCGGTGGTGGTCGGAGCGTTGCTCATCGGTTCTCCTCAGTGAAAGACGCGGACGACACGCTGTCCGCGACGTCGGTGTGTGCGGCGGGCGGTGCCGTCGCCGGGTCGGCGCGTCGGTCGCGGCGTGAGGCTCGCCACCGGCGCGGTCTGCTGTTGCTGCTGCTTCTTCATCGTGCTCCCTCGTACGCGGGCGCGTGATAGAGCGCCTCGAGCTGGGCGACCTCATCGCCGTACACGAGCCGCTCGAGCTCCGCGGCCTGGTCGAGCGAGACGATCGTCATCTGCTGGATGTCGACCTCGAAGCGAGGGTCCGGGTCGCGACGGTTGATCGCGAACCAGACGTCCGCGGGAGTGCTTGGAGTGCGGCGGCTCATCTAGATCAGCCTCCCGTCCACGACGCGGAGGCCGAGCACGGCGGCGGGCACCGGGCCGGTCTGCATCTGACCCTTGGCGCGGCTCGCGCGCTTCGTGCGCTTCCGGGCGGTGATGCCGCGGCGGTTCGATCCGCGGCGGCAGGGCTTCAGCTCAGTCACGTGGTACTCGATGCCGTCGATGATGCGGGTCATGACTGCTGCTCCTTCTGCCCGGTCGCGATCAACCAGGCGTCCGAGTGGGACGCGCCGTGAGGCACGGTCGCGACGATCTGGCCGTCGCGCATGTACGTGGTGGCGGTACCGTTCATCCTTCCTCCGTCCGTTCGATTCTGCCTTGCCACAAGGCTATTGTAAGGCCAGAAAGGACGTATTGTCAACCAACGACTGGAGAACGTCTCAGCAGAGTTCCCTCTCTAGAGGGAAACTCCGGAGGATTCGAGCGCCAGACATAACACTTACGTGCCAAAACTGGCGTCCGGGGTTGACGGCGCCTGCCGCCACCCGTTATTCGCGCACGCGCGCCTAGATCAGTTGGACGGCTTCAGATACGCGGCGATCAGCGCCACGATCGCGTTCACTGCGATCGCCGCCTCGGGCGGCACGGGCACGCCGTACTGCGCCACGATCCACGACGCGAGCGCGCCGCCTACCGAGAACTGCGCTGCGGCCTTCACCTTCGGGTGCAGCTCGGTCGGGTGCAGCTTCTTCTCTTCCATGGTCAGCTCCTCGTCTTGATCAGGTTCCGTAGTCTCGCGGCGGCGGCTCGGAGCGCCGTCGTCCATCCACAGATTCGAGCGACGTCCTGGATCTCGTGCAGGTGGTGGCGCCACACTTGGAGCTGCCGCTTCGACGCGTGACGGCTCGGCGCCGGCGGACTCGTAGGGCCCACGAGGAACGTCGTGAAGGCTGACGGATCGGCGTGATCGAAGTCGACGGACAGCCCGCTGATCGTGTGGCCGTTCGAGTACTGGAGCACGCAAGCCCTCGGATGCACGAGCCCTCCGGACCAAGCGTACGTCTGCCAGTAGAAGGCGCACGGGTCGCCGTTCTCCACCAGATGCTTCACCAGCCAGTAGTCGCAGTACACGCCGACCCTGCGCTTGCCGAGGACGGAGGCAGCGCCCTGCACGTACCGCAGGGCGGCGGCCTTCTGCGCCGGGGTGATGTCGAAGTCCGCTGCGAACGCGACGGGCATGCCCGGTCGAAGTGCGTCGGCTTGTTTCTTCGCCTCGGTGGCGTCGGCGACGCCTGCGGAGTACCCACCAAGCATCCGCCCGGCGGTCGTCTCCCACACGACGCCGCCGAACAGTCCGGCGGACCAGAGCGCTTCCAGCTCTTGCTTCGAGAGGTTCTTCCCTTGCGACGAGGGGATCGAGAGGTAGCTGATGCCGAACTTCATCCCTGCTGCCTTGAGGGCTCTCGCGTTAACGGTGCCCCACGAGAAGTCGACGCCTGGAATCGTGAGTTTCATCGACCTAGATCCTACCTCACGACGGCGGCGCGAGCACCGCGAGCCGCTCCAGGAGCGCGTCGAAGTTGCGGCGTTCGTTGTCGATGGTCACCGTGGCCGTGTCCGACACCTCGTCGTACGACACTGCCATGATCCTCCCGTCCCTGCCGACTCCGCCGGTGTCGGGGTGGATCAAGTTCATGAAGCGGATCACCTCGCCGCCTCTCCTCAGCAACTCCACCGGCGCCACGGCCTGCCCGCCTGGCATCCTCCGGAGGCCCCCTCTCGTGACTGTCAGCGTGCCCTTGAGCGGCGTGGTCTTGTGCTGGCCGAGAAACACGTCGGACACCTGGTTGGCGGCGGACGATGTGAGCGCTGCGTTGATCTGCAAGATCTTGGCTCTCGTGATCCCGCGTCGATCGAGAAGCGTCGGCGCCGCGATCGACAGGCTCAAGGTGTCGATGAAGCACGTCGAGACGTTGATGTCCAGGTCGCTTGCGAAGACCTTGAGCGTCACAGACGTCTGCGTAGTCTTCGGTCTCCACGACAAGAGCACTGTGCTGAACGTGCTCAGAGTCGTCGGATTCACCAAGACATAGTCGCTAGCCCCGCCGAACTGAAAATGCACCTGTCCGTCCTGTATCGCGATGTTCGCTCTGAACCGTAACGACAATGTGTACAGAGTCCCGGCGAGAAACGTCCCAGTGAAAGTCTCCGTGACCGTGAAGCCGACGAATCCCTGTGCACCCCCGGCCACTGTGATCTTCCCGCCCGCTGGACTGGAGTCGAACTCCCCTGCGGTCGTGGTCCGCGCGATCGTTCCGAAGCTCGCTGACCACGACGACGCGTCGACTGCGAACGACGGATTGTCTGGCGCCGGCGACGCAACTGCCACGGTGGTCGACGTGTCGCTCTGACTGGTGTAGCGGGTGACGGACGTGGAGACGCCGTTCTGGTCTGTGTACTCAGAGATCGCCTTGTTATAGATCTCCGACCCGTCGTTCAGAGACGTGTCTTCGAAGGTCGCCCCTGGCCAGTTTCCGATCACCGCGAAAGGCGTGGTGGGGAACGGTCTCAGCACCGGCAGCGAGCCGACATCGATCTTGTACTGCCACCCCTCGAAAGCGTTGGCAGCCTCGATCTGCTCTCTCGGCGAGCGGAAGTCTTGGGTGCCGAAGTCTGGGATCGCGAACGTGGACGTCTGCACGTTGGACAGGTCGGTGGAGATCTGCGGAACGATCGTTAGCGCGTCTTTGAAAACGTCGGTCACGTGAAGGATCGAAGTGTCCCCGGACTCCCACGCTGTGTTCGTGAAGAGCTGAACCGAGTTGAGCCTGATCCACGCGTCGGGGTTAGCAGTCGTGCCACCAAATATCATTCCGAACGCGACGTATCGCTTCCCAGGGCTCAGCGTCGCTCGCGCCGTTGTGGGCCCGGCGCCGATGGTGGTAAGCGCGAACGGCCCCCAGAAGGTGACCTGACCTACGTCTTCGGCGTCGTAAGCGATTCCGATAGCGAGAGCCTGGCCCGCAGCGTTGTTGTTGTTCGATGACTGGTACTTCCAGATCACCCTCGTGATCACGTTGTTGGGGCCCGCGTCGTAGACCGCGTAGCCGGCGTCGCCGTTGACCGTCACCGTCCCGTCCGGGAAGCCGATCACGATCGTTCCTGAGTTCACCGTCACCTGCGCGGCCTGACAGAGCGCGCCGCTTCCGATCGGCGCGCTCGGTGTCGACCTGCGGTCCACCCAGTCGTTCGCTCTTGAATGGACGAAGAGCTTGCTGTAGACGTCGTCGTCCAAGAAGTGGTTCATGCCCTCGCCCGTCACCGTGATCGACATGTCATCACCGTCGCGCGCCGGCGTCTCCTTCACGCGGCCGTCCCACCTCACAGCGCCGTCGCGCTCCACCTCACACGGCGTGTACGATGACAGGTCCGGGAAGTTGCCGCCGCCTCTGATTCTCTTCAGCGAGAACGTGCAGGTGTCTGGGCCCTTGTCGTCACCCGTCGCTTGAAAGCCCTCCGGGACGATGCCTCTGTAGCGCCCCGCACCGACGGTCTCCCACCCGCCGTTGAGCACGTTGAGGCGAACCGTCACCATCAGACGCCTCGCATCAGCCAGTACCTCGGCGTCACCGACAGGTGGACCGTCGCCGCGTGCGTGAGCTGTTCGCTGAAGTTCGTCGTGGACGGGTCGTCCGGGACGAGCGAGGAGAGCTTCACGAAGAGGTCGTTGTCGCCCGGGTCGAAGTCCAGCGCTGGTCCGCCGACGCTGCTCGTGTCCGGGTACAGGTCGAACGGCGGCTTCGAGGTCCAGACGTCTCCCTCGTAACCGATGCGCTTGCGGGTCTCAGCGGTGGACGCCACGAAGTCTGGGTACGTCGAGTCGTTCGTCTTCGATGTGGCCCCCGCCACCCTGTTCGCCGCGGGGGCGACGAACAGGTAGTCGACCTCGAAGCCGTCGGTCACTGTCGTCGCCGTGGTCCACGTGGCCACGAGCTTCAGCTTCCAACGGATCGAGGTCTGGGTCGTCATCCGGATCGTCCCGAGTCTCGTCACGCAGATCCTGTTCCCAGAGTTACCCAGCGTCAGGAGCCGCCCGGTCGACCCCCACTCGTCCGTGAATCGCTCGGCGCCGAAGTTCGTCCCGGAGTCTGGGATCGCGGAGAGGATGAGCTTCGGGGTCTGAACGTTCGGGTCGAGCTTCACGCGGGCCCACACCTCGAGCGCCACTTCGTTCAGCGTGAAGTCGTCGGGCAGCATCGTGGACGGGTCCACGAACCAGGTGGCAGTCGCGGTGTACGACCCTGCCCCGAGCGCGCCCGTCTGCAAGCTGTTGCCCGCGGACTTGGCCGCGTCGGCGGTGATCGACCACGTGGAAAGATCACCGACATCGCACGACTCGGCCTCGAGCATACCGAAGGGTGGGTACGCGCCCCTGCCCTCGATCTGCGGCGTGGACGTGGGCGCCACAGGCCCCTCGAACACCGTGACCCCATCGACGTCGAACGTGTGGACGACGCCGTCCGCCGACGTGCGTCTGAACACGACCCGAGGCTGGTCCGCGTCCGCCGTGGGCTGCCACTGCACGACGTACTTCGTTCTCGTGGCTCCACCCGTCAGTGTCAGCGCCGTGGAGCCACCGGTGGTGCCCGCTAGCCGAGCTTCCCACGTCCCGCCGCTGTACGCAGCGTAGAACGTCAGGGTGTAGATCTGCCCCTGCTTGAAGCGTCTGTACAGTCTGAACTGCCCACCCTCGTTCGAGGTGACTCCCGTGTCAGTGGAGATCCTCAAGTTGAATGATCCGAACTGAGGATTGGCGCTGCTCTGGCTGAGCGACGCGCCGGCGGTCAGATCGGACCCAGTCGTGTACCAGCCGTCGATGTCCGTCTCGAAGTCGCCGTTCCACACCTGGTTGTGAGCGTGAGCGTTGCCCGGGGGCGCTACCGCGAGCGCTCGAGCCGTGAGGTCCTGGATGTCGTCGTACGAGAGCAGGTACTCGAACACACCGGCTTCATCGAGGCTGCCGGTGAACGGGTCAGTCGATGCGCCCGTCATCCCGAGCTGGAAGTTACCAGCCGTCCCGCTGTACACCTTGATCCCAGTCTTCAGTCCCTGGCTGACGCCGTTTATCCAGAGCTCAGACACACCGAGCGAGTCATCGTGTGTGAGGATCACGACGAAGTACTGGCTCAGCACCGGAAGCGCCGAGCCCCACGTCGCGGCGGAGCCAGCTCCGCCCACGTTCGGGTCCCACGTGAACTGCCGCGGAAGCCCGCCAGCGATGTGGAGCTTCGCGTTGTTCGACGCGCCGTCCGAGCCGAAGACTGTGTCGTTGTCTGAGGACGAGGTGTTCTTCACGATCGCGAAGAACGTCCTCTGGCTTCCGGTGGCGTACGGCGCGTACGAAGACGTGATCTTGGAGCTGGCGGAGTTCGCGAACGACGCGCCCGTGTTCGTCGACCCAACGAGGCCGCCGGCGACGCCGAACGTCACCCCTGCGCCTGGCGTGCCCGACCTGCCGTTTCCAGACGAGTCGCTCGCTGAGCTCGCTCCCGCCGCTTCGCTGAGCCTCCACCAGAGCGCCGGTGTCAACGCGCTGACGCCCGTGCTCCACCTGCCCGGAGGCGCAGAGCTCGCGGGCCTCGTGGTGCGCCACGCTGCGAGCGGCCAGATCGGCGCTGAGGCGCCGCCCGAGTGTGTGATGTCAAGGTCGGCCCGGGCTGGAGCGTCGCCTGGGACAGCGGGCACGTGGATCGTCTCCGGCAGGACCCTGTTTCTGTAGGTGTACGCGTCGACCGTGACGTCAGCGATCTTCACGTCAGTCTGCTGAGTGGCGAGGCTCGACACCACCGGCAGGCCCGGTAGCATCCAGAGCGCCTGCTCAGTTCCGGTCCCGAGGTTCTTCGTGGTGGTCTGTGTCGGCGTGCTCATGGGCGTCGGTTGCGACGTGAAGTACTCGCACACGAGCGTGTTGGCCTCGAACCTGACTCGCAGCCAGACGTACACGTTCGCGGGCGGAGAGAACGCAG